GCCACTACGTTCCGCAACTATCCGTAGTTTAGTTTGGTAATCCTCATAGAAATCTCGTCCATGATTGAATGCTTCCAACAAAGCAGTATCAATGTTCTGAGCACAAGCCTGCTCAGCACTTAGAGGACTTTTTCTACCACGAAGATAGCAATGAAGCATCTTGTGAATAGAATCTTTGTCGAGCGCACCAATGGTACAATCAATCTCTTCTATGTAATTACTCTTGCGCTTAATGAATTCAACCTCATCATCAAGCAAGTAATCACGCAGTTCTGAGTGTTTGTCAGGCATGGTATAAGTATGTCCGTACTGAGCAAGGAATTCCGAAAAACCCTTAATCGTAAAGACACACTCATCATCCTTACTACCAGCATTGTCATCTCCATACGTCATAAGAGAAACGTGTTTGCGAAAGCGTTCACATTTCTTCCAAGCGTCTGGATTTGCACTATAGTAGTAGCAACGAGCATTGAGGGCACCTCCAATACCGTCAAGAATAACAGTGATTGGAATACCACTGGGCATCAAGTTTGCCCACATCTCAAGGATCACACCATCGTAGAGGATGTTTGAATAGACGAAATCAGCACACATCATTCGCATAATGTGAATATCTTCGTCCGAATAAGAACAAGCCTTTGCCATGTCAATGAGAATAGAACATCCTGCCATAATAACTTGCGAATTCATGCGAATATCGTAAGCTGCGTAGTCTCCTCCAATTTTATGCTCAAATCTGTTAATGTGCGCATCAAGCTGCTCCCACTCCTGGGAGTGTGCATTGATACCAACAGCACATTCAGACACTAGAGAATTCATCTGAAGAATACGTACAACTGGCAAAAAGTACTTTCTCATCAAAAAGATAAGTGCCATTGGAGAATTGTAAAAAATTCGACATTTCTCCTTGGCCAAGACTTCGTCCTTCTTACACGCCACAATGATGGGATAAGCTCTTGTCTCATTTCTGTAACAATTTTCCATCCTATCAACCTCCTCTCTCATCTCTTCATGTAGGTAACGAGTATACAAGCCTGTGTTATCGTCATACTGCTGGTGGACCCAGTCAGTTTTCTTTCCCTTGAAACCAAAACCAGCCGAAGCTGATAAATTCATGGAATCAATGAATTTCTTGCCTACAATCCCAGACAGATTCTCAGTTTCTGTCAGTGGTCGTGCGTCGTGCCACAAATCGGACTTGCAAAGTTCAATAAGTGGCTCCTGAAAGTCGCAAACAGCGCGGTAAAGAAGTTCCCCCGGAAAGGAAGTGCTGCATGTTTGCATTTTGTCCAATGTCGTTTCCCAAGCATAGCGTTCAGGTCGCATCTTGGGTGGACCCCACTTATTTGGAACACCAAGAACATCAGTCACATGCTCAGACATCAAAGTAACTTTAACATCAGTATGCGACGTAATCTGGCGTCCGCAGTGTCCACGGACTTGGATCGGCGAGTCTTCCGGTAATGTGTGGATACATGACAATTGGTGAATATTCTGGCCCGAAAGTACAGATTCACCATGGATTTGCTTCACGAATTCGCCTTTTGAAGAAGTGATATTGACACCAGGAATAGCATTCAATTTCTCAAATGCCATCTCGACCTCAGACTTGGTAACAAGAATATACATTCCTCTGTTGTCACCTGTCACTCCTGCAACGTGCATTCCATGAATTGCAGAATTCTTGTTTTGACCTACAAGAGGGACTCCACACAGTCCCCGAAACGTGTTTTTGGACATATTCCGACATTCACCTCCTGTGAATTTCAGACCACTGTGTCCAGTTACCGCTGGATCAGCTTTACCCAAAATCGTCTCAACTTCACCAGTTTTATCTCTCCAAGATAGTACAACTCCATCCTCCGGCATCGAGGATATGGGAAAGTACTCAGTGAGATCGGCAAAACTACCGCCAACAGGACAATAGCAGAAGATTTTGTCAGAAACCTGGTCTGGTTTCCAAGAAAAACGTTTCGATAGTGTATATGTCATTTTAATGCTCCCAACGCCATTGACATTGTTCGTGACAATACTACACTGTAATTCGGGACCATAGTCAAAATAGTGCTCAGGCAAGAGCAAAATCCCTGTGCGAACGAAAACAGCATTTCCGACTCGCTTGTCGTCCATGGTCAAATGGACAGTGTTGCGCGCAACCTTCTTCATAACGTCACTTGAACTCGTACTTCTTGCGATGTGTGTAGCAGAACTATTGCCTGAAGCAAAGAAGCGAGTAAGCCAAGGATTGACTTCAGCGTCGCGCTGCGCAATTTCCTCCTTCGTCGTAGGAGAAAGCGTGCCTTGAGGTTCAATTTCCTGTGTCTTGTGCCACATATTGTACATCTTCCCAAGAAGAAGAAGTCCAGCAATGACTCCAGAGAACACAAAAACTTTACTCATAACACGGTTTCGGAGACCCTCATACATAGGGGCCACAGCATTTCGCGACAAAATTTCTCTACGATATCCCTTTTCGATAACTCCCGCTAGAGCCTTTTGCACTGTGAGTGCACCAAGCGAGAATAATCCTCCAATAGCGAATCGTCGAGGCCAAGTGTGTTCGCGCATCTCGCGAACACACATGGCACTGGCACCAGTCTGCCAAGCTGCCACTCCGGCCAAGCTCCATATTCCAAGTGTGAGACCAACGTATCTGTTTCTTAGGCGTTTGTAATCCATA